TACTATGATATGGATGATATTATTAAAAAAGCATTAGATAAATCTAAAGAAATATTAAATTAACTATGAACAAAACCGAACACCATAAAAAAGCATTATTAGAAGCACTTAGAAAAAGTTTAGGAATAGTAACAAATGCCTGTGAAAGAGTAGATGTAGGAAGAACAACATATTATGAATGGTATAATAATGATGAGGATTTTAGAACTAAAGTAGATGATTTACAAAATATAGCTTTAGACTTTGCTGAAAGCCAACTACATAAACAGATAGCAAAACAATCAACTGCAGCTACTATTTTTTATTTAAAAACAAAAGGAAAGAAAAGAGGATATATAGAACGTCAAGAAATCACAGGAGCAGATGGAGTGCCTACTAATTTTAAAATTGAGATAATTGACAAAACAGAAGATGTCCGAACTCCCGATACAGACTAATATTGTTTATAAACATCTTGTAAATAGTAATAAAAAAATAGTTGTAGAACAAGGGGGTACTCGTTCAGGTAAAACATATAATATTCTTTTATTTATAATATTTTACTATTGTTTTAATAATACAGGTAAAATTATAACTATCTGTCGTAAAACATTTCCAAGTTTACGAGCAACAGTATTAAGAGATTTTTTACAGATACTTAGAAATAAAAAAATATACAAAGAGCAATTTCATAATAAATCAAATTCAGAATATAATTTATTTGGAAACCTTATTGAGTTTACTTCACTTGACCAATCACAAAAGATTAGAGGAAGGAAAAGGGATTTACTTTTTATTAATGAAGCTAACGAACTTTACTGGGAAGACTGGCAGCAGCTTATCTTTAGAACTCAAGAGAGAGTAATATTAGATTTCAACCCATCAGATGAGTACCATTGGATATACGATAAGATATTACCAAGAGAAGACTGTGAGTTTCATAAAACAACTTACTTAGACAATCCTTTTATAGAAGATGTAATAAGACAAGAAATTGAAAGACTAAAAGAAACAGACGACCAATATTGGCAGATTTATGGATTAGGAGAAAGGGCATCAAGTATTAATACAATATTTAAATATGTTGAGATTAAACAAATACCTATTGATGCTAAGTTAATAGCATACGGAATGGACTTTGGTTACTCAACTGACCCAACTACCCTTGTATCAGTTCATAAGAGTAATTATGACCTGTATATAAAAGAATATTTATACAGAACGCAAATGACAACGCAAGACATTAATGTATTTCTAAAAGAACAAAACCTATTAAGAAATCCTATCTATGCTGATTCTGCTGAACCTCGTTTAATTGCTGAACTTAGAAGAATGGGTCATAATATATTTCCAAGTTTAAAAGGACCAGATTCAATAAGAGCAGGAATTGATTTATTAAAAAGATATAAATTACACATCACATCCGACTCAACAAATGCTATACTTGAATTTAGAAACTATAAATGGAAAGAAGATAGAAGTGGCAAATTAATTAACGTTCCTGAAGATAAACATAATCATATAATCGACCCTTGTCGCTATGCTACTTACTCTTTATTATCAAGACCAAACTTTGGGAAGTATGCCATACAATAAAACTTGTAAAAAATGTAATAATGAGTATAGTTATATAGGTTCAGCACAGAATGGTTTTATGTGGTATTGTAGAAAATGTAACCATATAGAGTGGGCACCTAACAAAAAATAACCAATATATTTTTTAGTTTAATATATTTTATATATATTTGTTGTATATCAATAATTAAGTTAATATAAAAAACAAACAAAATGGATGTATATAAAAACGCAAAGTTAATTGGAAAAGCAATAGGGAATTTAGAATCTCTTAAAAAATATGCTGACTTACCAGCTTATCAAAAAGAGTGGCTAAAAGACGCTTTAAATGCTATTAAGTTAGTTGATTATATTAACCTACAAGATAATTTTTAAAATGACAGATAAAAAACAAATTGAAGAATTAGAAAAACAATTAGCAGCAGCTAAAAAACACCATTACGTTTATGATACTCATTCATTACATTGCTCAGATGGTGAACTCTATATGTATCATAGCGGATTTGAAGATGAGGAGAAGTGCCTTGTAATTAACGTAGAGCAGCTTTTTAAAGACTTACCCTTCATTGTGAGCCAAGTAACTAAAGAGAACGCAAAGATGCAGGAGATGTACTTAAACAGCCTTAAAGAATCATTAAAAGAATTATGAGACCAATGAGAGAAATAGGGAGATTAATAACAGCATTTTTTAATCCTTCACCTTCTGGTAATTTTTGGATAAGGGTAAACAAAAAAATGAAAACCCAAGAAGATAAAAATAATTTTATATATTCAACTATTGAATTATTAAATTTAGAAATTGAGGTAGATGAACAAAATACAGAATACTAAAGACCTTTCGTTTTATAATAATGCTATATTATTTACTGAATTAATTAATAAAAAAGTAAATGATAATATTGATGATGAGGAATTAAAGCTAATGCAAACTTTAATAATAGACATATTCTTTTATGTCAATAACCTACAAACTCATTTAGCTAATATCAAAATACAAAATAGTAAGTTGAGGGAATTAAGAAATGATGCATTATTAAGAGTAAATGAATTAACTGAAGAAATTGAATGGATAGAAAATAATGTTATTTAAATTGTTTAGTTTAATATATATTTTGTATATTTGATATATATTACTAATAAGTTAATATAAAATAACAAACAAATGAAAGAAATAGATTATATTAAAAGAGATATTAAAACTCTTAAAAAGCATTTAAAGAATTGTATAACAAATAATACAATGTACTTAATACCTGTTCTTAAAAATCAATTAGAAAGATTAGAACAAACAAAATTTAATTTAGAAGTAGAACAATATAAAGATTTTTTCTAATGATTAATAAATTTTTAAATCAAAATCCAAATAATTGGAAGTGGCTAATCAGCTTTTATGCTGTAGCCGCTTTATTAATAATCCTTTTAACAATTAAGATATAATTATGGAAATATATAATTTAGAAAATCCTGCATACTTAGAAGCTAAAGGATTAAGTAAAGTTTGGAAAGCTTATTACAAATTCTGTACAAGAGAAGATATAATGTCAGTAGGGTTTAATGAAAATAGTGGATATGTTTATATTGCTTTGGAAAGTGGTATTTCTATTGCGTCTGCTTTTGGTCAGTCAGTTGATTATTTAGTAACTGATATGGATGATGGAGAGGAGTTTTTTTATGATACTATTGAAGAAGCAGAAAATAAATTAAATAAATTAAATGTATAAAATATGAAAAATTCAAAAGAATACGACCGATTATATGCTTTAAAAAATAAAGAGTCTATAAAAGAAAGAAGGAAAAAGGATTATATAGAAAAAAAATTCTATATTTTAAAGCAACAAAGAGAATATTATCAACTTAATAAAGAAAAGAAATTAGAAAAGGCAAGAGAATATTATCAAAAAAATAAAGTAGAAATTTATAAAAAAGAAAAATTAAGAAAACAAAATGGATAATCACTGGTTATATACTACACCTCCTTGGGATGAGCCACAGCACGAATGTGATGAGTGTGGTAAACCAATCTATAAACAAGGACACTGCTCTTATAATTGTTGGGAAGCAAGTCAGTTGTAAAATTACTTTTGTTTGTTTAAATTAGGTGCTTAGAAATAAGCACCTTTTTTTTTACATTAAATTCTCTAATTAAATACGTTATATAAATATGGAAGTTAAATTAACAATACCAAATAATTTAAGTGAGATTACACTTAAGCAATATAAAAAATACCTAATAATAGGTGAACAAAATGATGATGTTAATTTCATACAAGCTAAGATGATTGAAATATTCTGTGGTATTAGTCATAAACTTGCAACGATGATGAAATACTCAGACGTTGAAGAAATTACAGGAACCATTAATAAAATGTTTTTACAAAAACCTAAATTAGTAACCACATTTAAAATGAATGGAAAAGAATATGGTTTTATTCCTGATTTAGATGATATGACTTTAGGAGAATATATTGATTTGGATTCTTATTCAGGTGATTATGAAAATATAGAAGTTGCAATGAATGTTTTATATAGACCTATTGAAGCAAAACTAAATGGCAAATATTCAATTAAGAAATATAATCCTGAAACAAAAAATGAAATGTTAGAGATGCCAATGGATGCAGTTATTAGTTCTTTGTTTTTTTTTCTGAATTTAGGACTGGAATTGTCGGAAATTACCCTGAACTCTTTGGCGAAGCCACAAATAACACAGTTGGAGGAGTACAAGCATTTTCAGCAAAATATGGATGGTATCAAAGCCTTTTTGCCTTATCTGCAGGAGACATTATCAGATTTAAAGATATCACTCAACTAAAATTTCACGAATGTTTTTTAATGTTAGCATTTATGAAAGACAAAAATGAATTAGAAGCACAACAAATAAAAAAGAATTTTAAATGAGCCAAGAAGGTACAAGAGCATTTTATCAAGTCACAGAAACTTTAAAAGCACAGCTATTATTAGACGTTAATGTACACACAGTAACAACAGGAGATATAAGCGAAGTTGATTTACAAAAGCAAACTATATTTCCACTTTCTCATATAATTATAAATAATGTAGGTCAAGAAGATGGTGTGTTAAGATTTAATGTTTCAGTACTTGCTATGGATATTGTACATCAATCAAAAGAAATAACAATAGACCAGTTTGAAGGTAATAACGATTTACAAGATATTTTAAATACTCAGTTATCAGTTTTAAATAAACTCATTCAAGTATTAAGAAAAGGTACTTTACATTTTGATAAATACCAATTAGATGGGAATCCAAATATCGAACCGTTTTATGATAGATTTGAAAATGAATTAGCAGGATGGACTGCAACAATGGATATATTGATTTATAACGATATAAGTATTTGCTAATGAAATTAGAAGAACTAAATAAAATGTTTAATGACTTTGGTAAATATATGGTTAGTCAATCTAAAAATAACCTAAAAGATTTAGGCAAAGGAGGAGGACCACTTGAGAATTCTATTACTTATGATGTTGATGATAAACAAAAAGGAAAAGTAATATTTGAATTTTTAATGCAAGATTATGGAGAGTTTCAAGACAAAGGAGTAAAAGGAGCAGACCCAAATAATTTATCTCCTAATGCAAAGTTAACAGGACAACAAGCACCAAATTCTCCTTATAAATATGGAAGTGGAAGTTCAAAAGGTAAATGGAAAGATTTTGTAAGAAGCATTTCTGCTTGGGCGCAAATGAAAAACATAAGATTAAGGCAATATAAAATGGTAGATGGAAAGTCAGTTGCTACTGGAAAATTTGCAAAAGGAAATTATGAATCAATAGGTTATGTGATTGCAAGTAATATTTATAATAGAGGATTAAAACCTTCTTTCTTTTACACTAAACCTTTTAATAAAGCATTTGAAAATTTACCTGATGACCTTTTTGAATCATTTGCAGTAGATATAGAACACGGATTAATAGAACAAACAACTAAAAAATAATGGCAGGAATACTCTTAAGAAGTCCAGTTTATAAAACAGCAACAGCAGGTGCAGGAACTTTTTCAACTAAATGTACTATCACAATAGATGGAACATTAAGATATACACTTGTTAAATCAACTTCAGCAGGAGCTACAATACTCTGGGAGATTTCAGAATTATGTAGAGATTATATAGAAACAAATCCCACGCTACGACCTGTTGGAACGTTTCTTCCAGTAGTTACAGTTGTAACCTCTCACGTAGCTACAGATGGAAGTGGTGCAGCAGTTGCTACTGACACTTTCACAGATGTTGGATATGATGGTTATGGAACTTTTTTAGAAGGAGCAAGTCCATCTGTTTCAGCAGATGGCACAGCTCCTCCAGGATGGTTAGTATCTGGTAAATCTCCAAATGAAGGAACTAATAATTATTTTTACTCTTATGTGCCTACTGGTGCTATTGGTTGGGTTCCTTATATAGATTCAAGCAGTGAATTATTTTATCAGCAATACACCATTTCTAATGACGAAAGTACTCCGATAGCACTTGCAGGTTCTTATAATATGAATTTTGTCCGAATTGATTGTACCAAATACGGAACAGGAAACAGAATATTATTCACTAATAAATTTGGAGCATTACAAGAGATATGGTTCTTTTTAAAAGAAGTTAATGAAACTGCAAGAAAACAAAAAACATTCCAAAGAAATATAATAAGTCCTACAGGAACTTACAGTACAATCGAACACACTAAACAAGTTTTTAATACAACTGCTACTAATACACTAACATTAAGCTCTGGATATTATCCTGAATGGGCAAACGACTGGTTTGAACAATTAATGCTTTCCGAGTCTGTATGGCTTATTAATTCAGCTATTGGTGTAAACCCTACTTCAGCTAATTATATACCGTTAAACGTTAAGAAAAGCAGTATGACACGCAAGACATCACTAAACAATAGGCTTATTGAATATGAATTTGACTTTGATATGTCTTATGATTATATAAATAACATAAGATAACATAGAATAACATAGATGCAAAAACTACAGTTATATATAGCAACTGAAAGAATCGACTTATTTAAAGATGAACAGGTTTCTATAAGTTTATCTCAACAAGATGTAAAAGACCCAAAAAAGATATTTGCTGAGTTTACTAAAACTTTTACAATACCTGCAAGTGCTACAAATAATAAAATCTTTGACCATTATTATAATTATGATATAATAAACGGATTTGATGCTAGAGATAAAGTAGAAGCATCAATAGAATTAAATAACATTCCTTATAAAGATGGCTTTGTTGCTTTAAATGGAGTTCAGTTAAAACAAAACAAACCTTATGCGTATAAGATTACTTTCTATGGTAAGACAATTAATCTTACTAAAACATTTGGTGAAGATGATTTAACTGTATTGAGTGGAGAATTAGATGCTGCTTATGGATTAGATTATACTGCTGCGAATGTTCAAACAAAATTTCAAGGAGCTGTAGGTGATGTTATTATTGCTCCTCTAATTACTCATACCGAACAACTTTATTATGATTCTGGAACTCACGTTTTAGAAGATGGCAATGTGTATTATAATTCAGGTGTAGGACATTCTCACGGAGTTATGTGGGATGAATTAAAATTTGCTATTAAAATAGATACAATAGTTTCAGCTATTGCTACTCATTATTCATTAACTTTTTCAGATGATTTTTTTAGCAACGCTACTAATTATCAATTCAATACTCTTTATCTATGGATGCATAGAAAAAAAGGCAAGGTAGAACCAACTCAACAGATTGCAAATTACTCAACTCAAGTTGATGGATTTACTCTAACTTCCTCCTCTGGTAATTCAGGTGCTACAATAATGTCAGGCACCACGACCTTAGAAATAATTCCAGGTTCTGATGACTTAATACAAAATGACTTAGAGCTTGATGTAAATGCTTCTTATACTACCATTCCTTATAGTGTTCGTTTATATCAAAATGGCTCATTGTGGTGGACTTCAACTGAAGTAGCAAACGANAGAACTTTAGATAATTCAGATTTTGGTTATTTGCCTGTTGGTACTTATTATGTAGAAATCGTTACAGCAACAGCTATGACGTTTGATAATGTGATGTGGAGTATAGCAGGTAACCCTCAATTACCTGTTAACGTAACAGGATGGACTGCAGTATATGAATCAGGGTCTTTCAATGCTACAACTATATTTGAGTTTTTACCATCTGCTCAATTACCTACAATTAAAGTAATTGACTTTATGAACGGCTTGTTTAATATGTTCAATCTAACTGCATATTATGACAATCAAAAACTATTAGTAAATGGAAGCGTAAATCCAGATTATGGGAATATAAAAATTCAAACCTTAGATTCCTTTTATGCTAATAATTTTAATACTTGGGATATTTCAGAATATATTGCAATAGATACAAGCGAAGTAAATGTAGGATTACCATACAATGAAATCTCCTTTGGATATGAAGGAGTTGAAACTTTACTCGCTCAAACTTTTTCACAGGAACAGAGTATGGCGTGGGGTGCTTTAAAATATTCAGGAGGCACAAGATTAACAGGTCCAAACACTTCTTATACAATTAGTTTACCTTTTGAGCATATGCAATATGAAAGACTTGTAAACCAATTCAATAATGGAACAACAACTATTCAATATGGTAGATTTGTAGATGATAATTTTGATTCTTATTTAGGTAAGCCATTAATATTTTATCCTATTAAACAAACAAGTGGTACAGCAATATCATTTTTAACAACTGCTACCTCTCACGTTTCTTTAGTGGATTATATCATTCCATCAAATACCAGAGCGATAGCAACTGCTACAAGTACTGACAGTATTAATTTCAATGATGACGTAAACGAATATACAGGAGCATCTGGGTTTACTGGAACGTTATTTAATAATTACTACAGCACCTATATAACTGATGTCTTTAATACAAAAAGAAGAATTACAAGAATATCCGCTTTTTTACCCTTAAAGATTATATATAAATTACAAATGAATGATGTAATAACTATCAATAATCAAAATTATAATATAAATAGTGCAAACATCAATCTAATTACAGGGAAAACTAAATTAGAATTATTAAATAAGGTATGATAAAAGATATAATAAGTTTACTTAAAACAGTAAATAATGAAACAGAAAANATTAGAATAGCTAAAGGCAAAAATAAACTTGCTACCAGTTGGTCTGAAGCATTTAAACAAATAAAAGATTCATATAATGGCAATAACTAAAGTAATAGTAATTAGTGCAGATACTAAAGCAGCACAAAAAGCCCTTGAAGAAGTCAATTTAACTATTGAACAGCAAGAGGATTTATTAAAAGATACTCAAAGACAACTCGAAAAGCTAGAAGATTTAAGAGATAAAACAAGTAAAAAAGATTTAAATAAAATAAAACAATACAACGAAAAAATAGCTGAAACTAATAAGCATTTAAAAAGAACTAAAACAAGACTACAAGAAAATAAACAAGAAAGAATTAAATCAAATAAAGTAATAAAAGAATCAGTAAAAGAACAAAGAGAATATACAGGTGTTCTTGGAATAATTGACAAACAAACTGGTGGTGCTATTTCAGGGTTTCAAGGGTTTACTAAGAGTATAGGTGGTGCAACTAAAGGAATGAAGCTACTTAGAGTGGCTATTATTGCTACAGGGATTGGAGCTTTAGTTATTGTAATTACATCTTTAATTGCAGCATTTACACAAAGCGAAAAGGGACAGGAAAAACTACAAGTAGGTTTAAAAATGCTTGGAGCAGTAGTAAAACAAATAATGGATTCATTTGCTGCTTTAGGAGAAGGAATTATAGAAGCAGTTACAAATCCTAAAAAGGCTATAGAAGACTTGGGTTCTAGTATATTAAAATTTTTAAAAAATCCTATTGACACTGTTGTAGGAGCTTTTAAAGATGCAAAAGAATCAGCAACTAATTTTATAGAAGAAACAAAAAAAGAAATAAATACAATCGGAGAAGTAACAAAGGCAAGACAAAAGGCACATCATATAGAAAGAGATTTACAAGTTGAAAGAGCAGAGGCTAACAGAGAAATAAACGACATAAGATTACAAGCTGAAGATAGGGAAAAAAATACTGCTGCTCAAAGAATTGTTTTATTAAGAAAAGCACAAAAGATTGAAGAAGAAATTACTCAAAAAGAAATTTTAGCTAAAAAACTTTTAGTAGATGCTCAAATTCTTGAAATGGAGCAAGGTTTAAATACTATTGAGGCGAAAGATAAACTTGCTAAAATGCAAGCAGAGTTAATAAACTTAGATACTAAAAAACTTAGAAGTCAAAGATTATTACAAACACAAATTACAACAGCATTAAATGAAGAAAAAGCAGCAGCAGCAGAAAAGAAAAAAATTGCTGATAAAAAAATAGAAGATGATGCAATAGCAGCACAAAAAGTTATAGATGATGCTAAAACTAAAGAACAAGAAAGGTTAGATGGTATAAAAGAAATACAAGATGCATTTAAAGAAGCTGAAGCTGAAAGAAACGCAATAACAGAAGAAGAAAAAGCAACTTTAGAAGCAGAAAAAGCAATAGCTGATTTAGATAAATTAAATGCAACAGAAGAACAGAAAGCTAAAATTGTTGCTTATTGGAATGGACAAATACAAATAGGCAAAAATAAAGATGCTAAAAATGATGAAGCAAGAGATAAGGCAGTTTCTAATGCTAAGTTAGCTATAGCACAACAATCAATGGCATTAATTGGAGAGATTGCAGGTAGAGGTTCAGCAATAGGAAAAGCTATGGCAATAGGTCAAGCCACAATTTCAGGGATTCAG